TACTAAACAGATTAAAGAAAAAAGCCAGGCAACTACCAGTAGTGTAATTATTAGCAATTCTAAGATAATCTTAATAATATGACTCATGTCGTCTTCTCCTGTTCTAGTCGCGTTAAATATTCTTTAATAGTCTCTGCATGGCATCTTTTAGGGACGCACCAACAAAACAGACGAACGTGCCCATATTTTCTATAGGCCTCTGTTATATCAGCTAAATAGGTAAAAAAGTCTTGTGTATGCGCACATTGCCAAAACCAGGTGTGGTACTTATCACACACTGAATCTCTTTGTTCTTCGGCATTCAAAATAAATTTGTTTCCTAGAACCGTTCGTCGATCGACTATAAAATCGAAGTTTTCAGTTGGTTTGGAATTTCGCAAGTTCATTATTTGAACACTCATATCTCCTCCTCCTTCTCTATAAGATTATAATAAACTTCTCCGGTCGCGGCTACGTATGAGAGCTGCATAACGCCCCGTTCTTGGAGTGTTCGTTCAACGATCTGAATTGATTGCGCATCCAGTTCAGAAGCAAAATTGTTTAGGATTTCTTTCCTGGATGCCTTGCCACGCATGTGTAAATACTCACGGATCGCGTTTGTAACCTGGGCATAAGTATTAATCCCGACGCCACTAAATAAGCGAGGCATCTTCCTTTCTACGTTTCGTAGAACGCGAATTGCCCTGTGAAGATCGTCAGGTTCTACGAGCCAATTAAAATTCTTTCTAGCCACAGCAAAGACCATTGCTAGCTTTCGTACATGCAGAGCCCGGCGATTACAATAGCCACGAAAGATTGGATCTTGTACAGGCCACTTATCTTTCTTTATGTTGTCTTCCTGATTGATATAATACTTATCCCAAGCTGCCCAACCAGTATCACTGAAGGATATTTCTCCATTAAAGGTCTTCGCAGCAATCTGGCGGAGATCCTCTATGAGGCATTGCCGAAGGATTGCAAGCTTGTCATTTACTACTGGGCGAGGCATAGACTGAAACTTCGCCCGTTCGACTACGAATATAATGCGGCTTGTAAAACCTCCTCCAAGAGCTTCTTGGGGAATCATACTAGGAAACCAATCAGGCGCAGAAGCTCCGAGCATATTTAAGCATACATTTGGAAGACTCTCTTCGCCAGAGGTTTTAGTCGCATTCTCCCATAGTTCGTGGGAATCAAAAAGATCTGTGAGAATCGAGAGTTTCTTTATATTTCGCTGCCCAAGAAGAACAGAAAGTTCCTCGGCAAAGATCTGCATCGACGTATGACTGATTGGTTTCTTTGTAATACGATGCATAAAGACATCATTATGCTTAGCCATATGGACTAGAAGTTGCTCAATCGTGATTGAGGCAGGCGATACAGGAAGCCCTGTTTCTTTAAAGATTGAAATTGCCGGCTTCATTGATCGACCCTTGCCCAGGCCAGAATGGCCAACTAGGACAACGAACAGATTAGGATATATTATATCCTCGGCGCCCCAAGGCATACATAATCTTCTTTGCATAGCTCCAGAAATACAACAGATCGCGTTCCATAGATGAAAAGACCTTGGGTATTCATTGTCATAGGTATACTTAAGATATGCCTCAATCCAGTCATTACACTGCCTCGGTTTTGTGTTTTTCATGACTCTCCAATAGTTTTTGAATACCTTTCATAGTCGAATCTACAGAGCTTATATCGATCTTAGTCTTGGCTCCCCAATCAAAACCGGCTTTGCATTCTGCTCGGATTACAAACTCTCGGCCCTCATAGGTGATGGGTTGCTCTAAAGCTTCCTTCACCATGATTGCAAAATGCGCAAGAGCCTCAATTCCCTGGCTTAGCGGATATTGATATCCGACCGAGTCATGTGTCTGCGAAAGCAACTCAGAGGGTCGTATAATGAGATCTCCTTTGACATCCCTACGATATATAATATCGATTGCATTCCTCACTTGATCCGCCACTGTCGATTGCGGACGGAATGAGTATGCCTGATTGAACAACTCAGGGCTCCAGCGACCTAGAAGTCTGATTCGTCGGCCAAAAGGATTTATAAGCGTTCGATTCTTATTCAGTTCATATTGAGTCCTTTGATACCAATTAGATAATCCTGGATAAGCTCGGTGGTAGTGAGTATGAAACATACGCGCGTCGGCAGTCGGAGTCTCATTCGTCAAAGCAAACTTATCAGGGCCCATACCATAGTTAAATCCATGATTTGATTTCTTTCCACATTGTCGAAATGAGAAGATCCGAGGCATAAATGTGATCTTTCTTAGGGCAGCAAGGTATTCTGGATTCTCCCGGGCGATTTCTTTTCGGATACCTTCGATTGCATCTGGATCTGACGTATGCCCAATTCGCTCATCTTCCATCTTTATAAGAGGCAGTGGCATGTTTGTAAGCATCTCAGCAGTCGCTGCGTGCGGGTCTTTTCCAGATTCTACGACTTCCATCATGCGGGCTTCATTTGCGATATATGCAGTTGCAACCCACTCTGCCTGGATTCCATCGAATTCCATATAGAGGTATCCTTCATCAGCCAGAAGAAAATGTTTAAACTCTGCCGGTAAATTTTGCTGGTTCATACCAGTGTGGAAGATCGTCTGAGACGAAGATAAGCGTCCAAAGATTGTACCTCTTGGATTATACATACAACGAAAACGATCATCGGAATCGAACTTCATATTTAGATAAGTGTTTCGAAACTTTCGATGCTTTCGAAGCTCCTGTATAATAGAGGCTGCTTTTAAAGGGGCTCTTGAGGCAGTACCTTTTGCAAGCCTTTGCAGGGCCTTATCATCACAGGTTGGCTTTTTCTTGTTTAGGTAAGGGGGAATTCCTAGATCATAGTAGAAATACTTCATTACCTGCTTAGGAGAGCCTTCATTTAAGAGCCCCATCTGCTGGGTTTCTTTATCGACGACCTTCAATGTATTATCTTCAATTGTCGCCTCAACTTCTGAGTCAAGCTCTTCCTGGAGACGCCATATTGTGGCTTCGAGATCGTCCTTTACCTTATGCACTGCTGGGGGATCTGCCCGTACGCCTCGAACCATCGGATAGAACATAGGATAGTGCTTTTCTACATCCATTCGATAAGTATCCCAGAAACCCTGCGTTCTAAGTTGTGGCTCAATTGCATTCTCCCAGATTTCCAGTGTACATGCGGCGTCTTTTGCGTTGTAGCGCCAGAACTTTGGAAAGTCCCGAATCTGGCGCCACTCTTTTCCGTCGGCTTTATAATAAGGCTCGTCGGTATATATAGAGCATAAGAAATCTAAGCCCTTCGGAAAGTCCGGATATACCACATTATGCCCAATCATAGTATCCTCAATCCGACAACGTGGATGAATATTATACTTACGAATCATAAACATTAGATCGAAGTTTATATTCTGACCTATGATAGTCATCTCTGGATCTTCTAAGAGCTCGGCCAAGATGAGAATAGAGGCCATCTCATCCTGAGCACTATAATGATCTACTGGAACACAAATTGCCTCTCGATAATCATACGAAAGAGCAAAACAGGAAAGCTCTAGAGCACCTGTAATTTCGATATCAAAGGAGATTTTCTTCGGCAGATTTTCAAGATTACAAAGGTTTTTAAATTCTGTATACCAGAGACAAAAGTCTGTGATAGTTGGATTGATAATTAGATTCCTTTTAGGAAGCCGAATATCTGGAAATTCACTTTGCACAAGCGCTTTCTTTAGGTCGTGCGTGATAAAGTATTTCTGTATATACATACGCAAGGCTGCCGCAGGATGTATCGTTGGAATTACCTTTCGTCCAGGAAGCATCGTGGATTCCATGATGGAACCTCGATATTTCGTGATTGATTCTAAGCCGCAGATAGCAGCAGACGCAACATTCCCAACAGGCACTATTACATTAGCCTTTGTCTGTACAAGCTCATCTCGTAGTTCTGCGAGATAAGGTTGAGCACGCTCGGTAAACTTACCTTTCGAAAAGAAAGGGGTTATTACATTATTCTTTGGCCGTTCTTTTATAACGTTTGTCATATAGAGTTGATACTCTGGAATACCTGCTTTGAGCGCGCAGTCACGAAGTAGCCGACCAGACATACCTACAAAGGGCCGACGTTGCCTTTCCTCTGTAGCTCCTGGGGCCTCTCCTACTAAAACGATAGGAGCGTTTATATCTCCGTGCCCAGGTACTCGAATCTTCTCTTCTTGTGTTCCAAGGATATTAAACATTAAGGCTCCTCCTTTACAAATTTACATACCGTCATCATAATAGGGTGCTCTAACTTATGATATGGCTTAAGACAGACTGCAGTCATACCATTTAACCGTTGGCCCTTTAGATGGTTTTCAAGAGCTATACGAAAAGCTTCATGTATAGGTAATTTATTATACAATCCACGAAAAGATATAGCTTCAGTAATATACCATTTTCCAGAAGAAGTAAAAAAATCCACTCGACACATATAAGGATCTTCAGTGTAATTAGTCATTAAGCCTCCTTATCTTCGAATTATATATCGATCTTTATACTCCTGAGATTTCTCATATCCTTTTACCTTTATACCAAGATTCTTACAAGCAATCAAAGTATTACCACTTCCAAGAAAAGGTACAAGGCACTGCGAAGTAGATTTAGGGCTGGCAACGGTTTGAATGACCTCTTCGATCAAGGCAATAGGTCGTTCAGTCGGATGGATCTTGTCCTTATCCGGAACCGTGTCGAAGGCGAAGACATTCTTTGCTCCGAATTTTCCAAGGATCGGAGTGCCCTTTCGAAGTAGTAAGAAAGGCTCATAGACATTTGACATATTCACCCGGGGTTGTTTGTTTTGTCCTGTTATGTTCGGTTTATACCAGATGGAAGGAATAGGATTTACTTTAAATCCAACGCTTCCAGCGATCGACATGATTGTAGGATACCATTCAGGCCCGTACCAGAAAATTACACGTGCATTGTTTCCTAAGATACGATACATTTGGAACATAAGAGTATTCAAAAACTCTGGATAGTCCTGTCGAGAAATCTCATTATAGACGTCCATCATAGCAGGAGAAGATTCTTTATTCTCATCCAAGCCAATTCCATAAGGAGGATCGCATTCAATTAAAGAGTAGTCTCCAAGCTCTCCATCCGCCATCTTATCGACAGCCGTAAAGAAGTCATCTATAATAAACTCCGGAACGGCCGGCAAGATACGATTTCCATTTTCATCCGTGATTCCTTCATCTTTTAATTGCTTACAACGATCAAGGAGCTCTTGGACCTCTTTTTTAGACTGAGCTCGTTGCTCTTCTGTGAATACGCTTTGAGGTTTCTGTGGGGCCTCTACAGGCTGTTCTTCCTTTTGTTCTTCTTCCGGCCTTGCTGCGAGCTCTTTTGCGTATATATTCTCATACAAAGCATCGATCTTTCGAAAGGCTTCTGCTTCGGTAGGAAGTTGATCGAGACCAGGAATCACGGCCATCATCTTGGCAAGTTGAAGCTGATTCAGAACAGAGCTTTTTGATAGACCAATCACGCGGGCTGTATCCTTCGCCGACCATTTATAGTCCTTTTCCAATCGAGCTTCGTGTATCTTCGATACGCCCCGGGCAAAATCTGGCCAAGCGAAATCCTCTCGCTCGTGATTCTCTATGAATTCGATTTCGTAGGTATCCTCGGTATTAATGATCTTCGCTTCAATCTCTTCCCAACCATTAAATTTTGCTGCAGCGAGCCGTCGGCCCCCAGCAATCAAGCGTATATCAGGAGTTACGAGAATTGCTGATAGTTGTCCCTTCTCCCTAAAAGAAGCCGCAAGCTCTTCGACACCAGCATAAACGGTCCGCATACGCTCCTCGATCTTGATATCATTTATTTGTATCTTTTTCGTTTCCATAAAGCAAATCCAATATTTGTTGAGGTGTTAGATTAAGTTTCTTTGCTAAGGCAACGCCCTGCTTCTTTTTTGTGGCTTTGGTCTTCTTAACTTTCTTTTCGACCTGTTTCACAGTTTGTACACGACCCCGTCGAATCTCTTCGATCCGTTGGCGTAGCTCTTGCGTAGTCATCTTCGATGCGCTCTTTTGAATATCATCCAGTAACATTAGAACCCTCCTCAATCTTTTTAATTTCTATGAGATCATCCATCACCGTAAAGCAATTGCTGAGTTTATTAGAATTCTTGTCAGCATACGCCTTATATGCTCGCAAGAGTCCTCGAACAATGGCTGATCTATAATTATGGGGAATTTCTGATATGATCTCTTGAGTCCGCTTATCGAGACCAATATGTATAGATGTTCTCCGCTTCATAATAGAATCCTTTGGTAGGAACTAGAAGGCCCCCCTCTTAGGAGGCCCTGCTAGTTTGCTGGTTTTTACTGTTCTTCAATGTCGGGAAGTTTCACTTCGTTTACCCAACGATCTTTATTGTTTTTCTTCTTTTCCAGGGTCACATCAGCAGTTTTGCCTAGGAAACTTACTACATCAATATTTCCGTCGGGCTGAACGTCGATATCAAAAGCTTGAATAAAACGCTTCAGTTCTTGCTTGATGAACTTGTGACACCCTGGATAAGGTAAATTCAGATTATACCAAATATTAGGCACGTCATCACTTTGCCCTTCAATCTGCATTATAACCTTAACCATAGGATTACCTTTCTGGGAAGTCGTTAGTTCAGCTTCAGCAATTACAACACGATAGAAACCAAATTCGACTGGCTGATCTTCTTTTATATCGGCAAAGTCCGAAGGTAAAGAAAATACGGTACCTCCAACAGTTTGATCTGACATTTTTATTCTCCATAAATATTTAATGAGAATGACCGCCCAAATATTGGGCAGGATTAGGGATAAAGAAAAATGCCCTACTTATATTGCTATCCCGAGGGCGGGGGATTTCATTCTAAGGGCGCTTAACTTAAGGCGCGTTTTTTGACTACATTGCTATAACCACGGCTAGCTAAATCTGTCATAGTCATATTAAGCTCGGTGCATAGCTGACTAAGATGGTATAACACATCACATAACTCATCTTTTATACTATCTACTTTATTATCAGTCCATTCTGGATCATACCAAATTAACTTCTTTATTTTATTAGCTATCTCTCCAGCTTCGCCACATAAGGCTAAAGAATTTAAAGTCAACCTGGCTTTTAAATCCATAGCGGAATAATTTATATCGCTATTTAGTCTAGCCGATATAGTAAGTTGATAATCATTTAGTTTCATAATTGCTTCTTAATAATGGCCCCAAGACCGAAGTCTTGAGGACGTGAGAAATCTGTGATTGTTACATCTTCTTTCGGTTCGAGCCCAACGAAGGATGTTCGAATCTGTTCGGAATAGTTATCAGGCGCTGTTTGAAGATAGCACTTTACTCCAGTGCGCTCAGTCATTCGAGTGCAACGCATTAGATGATTTACCTTCGTGATACAGCGCTTTCCAGATTTACCAGTCAGCAAAGGTTGGTAAGATATTCGCTTTGTTACCTCGTCTTGAACCATCTCATCATGGATTAGAAAGATCGCGTTCATTGGAAGGCGACAGATATTATCGAACCAGGACTCGACTAGGCGAGCGGCTGCTGTGTAGTCGGTCATAGTGGGGACATGCGCAGCTCGGTTGTCCTTTGCCATTACGGAATCGAGGGCGTGTCCTTGGAGAGTTGTTACTGTATCTGTGACTATGTTCCGATATACGCCTGGGACTACGCCATCATTTACAAGCTTAGATAAAAAAGCTCCAGCATCTAAAAATACTCGACCGGTCTCGCGTTTTTGTCCTTGTGCGGGCGGTGGGGGATTCGTCATGTCTTTCGTTGTGTAGGGCGTAAGATCTTGTTGCTCTGGCATTATCTCGATGATGTCTACGTGATCGCTACCAAACTTCTGATAAGCAGGACGAGCAGAGACATCAAAGGCCAGGACAAGAGTCTTGCCCGGAAGTGTTGCAGCGAGACTTGATTTACCTCCCCCAGCCGGCCCGACTAGGATGTAGTTATCGTTTTCAAACTTTGGTAGGCTGTTCGCCTGGACAATCTTTAGTTCGTTCGCCATTATACTCCTTGTATGCACGGATTAAAAAGTACTTTGCCTCCAAGTAAGGAAGAAGACGATCTGGTTTCTCTATGAAGAGATATACAAGATGATCATTCATCTGCCTACAAGGGAGGCAATGGGATTCTTTGGGCAGGGCCGGAGCCCCGCAGATTATGCAGCGCATGATTACCTCTTATACGCAAATCGGACGCGTGTCTTCAACACGAGCCGCTTCTTGGGTCTTCATAATCAATGCCTTGAGTTCTTCTTCGTCGAAGGGCTCCCACTTTTCGATCTTGAATCCGATCGGTTGTGCGATTTCCTTATGAGGCTCGTGGATCACTCGACAGATATCATAGAATTTACACGAGCCAAAACGCGTTTGGCAAGACTCAGGATTCCGCGTGAACATCTGCGAACCTTTTGCAAGATCACTCAAGATGCGATTTACATAAAGACAGGTCTCAGAATACCACTGATAAAGGGAGTTGAAATCCCTATATTGGGGGTACATATCAAAGACGTCCCAATGGTCTTTCTTCGTCATACATGCATTGATTACTACAGCCTCACATGACCCATGAGTCATGATTGTCGTGTAGTAATAACCATCGATCTGTGAGTCGATATGAAAGCTGTCGACAAAAGAGCGTTGAAAGCCTCCTATTTTTGCATACATAGAGGAGGTCTTAGTATCGAAGCAATACTTTTTAGAGCCTTCTTTGTATACAAGGTCTCGCCGTCCGATGAGCATTGTCTCAGTTAAGGGGGCATGACAGTGAAGACAATACTTGTTGTTCTCCCAATAGGACTCCGATAGGTGTTCCATGCAATAAGGGCATTGGTGCCGAGAGAAGAGCGGGACTGCAAAGGGCTCTTCGATTTCTAAGACTTCGATCTTTGAAAGCCAATGCTTATACTTATCAAGCCAATTACTAAGCATTGTGGCCGCTACGGAAGGGATTCGTGGAAACCACATCTCGAGACCCTCATCAGTCGTAGGGCCGTTTCGCTTCTTCCATTCCGCATCAAAGGCGAGCATAGCTGCATTTAGGAGTTCAGCTTTTGGAAGCTTATCTTTCAGCTCGAAGATCTTCGCCATCCCTTCATGGTAGGCCCCGCCAAAGACAAGAGCTGGAGCGTCTTTGTTCACGGCCCAGTATAGGATGTGAGAAAGTTGAAATTCCCGAGGACATTTTTTGTATGTCTTTATCCGGGAGTTATCATAGGTCAGGATTTGTTGTGTGGGCATTCTGAGTCCTCCAAGATAGCTTTTAAAAGATTACGTGTAAAAATATCGGTATCTTTTACAATGAGAGTTTTCTTGTAAAGTTTTGGGGCTGTGGCTCGTGCATGATAATTATGCACCGCCTGTCCGTCAGGCCAACTGCGACTCAACTGCTCCATAATACTCTCCTCAGAGCCTTTCATTACACAGATTTGAATCGCCATTAGTTCGTTGCTCATTTGGCCTCCAGGATAGTATTCTTAACGCACTTAAGATGAAGCTCCCCAAGGGAAGAACTTATCTTAAAATCCTCACCCTTTACCATATCTCGAAGTTCCTTATAGAAACAATACTTTTGTATATCTACAAGCATATCCAAGCGGGCTTCCATTTCCCGATAAAGATTCTCAAAGCCTACGATCCCACTAAGTTCGTAGTCATTCTTAGCTTTGGCTATCAGGGCTAGGATTTCCTCCTTAGGATTACGCCCTTGCGGAGTTTTTAACCAGTCTTGCGATTTCATTTCGTTGCTCATTTGGATTCCTCCTTTAATTGTTCATTATTCTCTTTCCATTCTTGTCTAGTGACTAACTCTTCAAGGTATACATGAGCAGAGAAGATATCACTTATCTCTGCTAACTCGTCTGGATATGCCTGAGTCAGGAAATTCACAGCAACATCGATATTACCTTCGGCAAGGTCGAGATATTTCTGGGCTTTTCTTTGAATCCATTCGGCAGTGCTTTGTTTACGTGTAGCTAAAGACCAAATCTCGACGATTGGGAGTTCGAGCTTTTCGCGTTGTTCCGAAATCCGATGGTACAAAGCCCTATCCTCCTGCCAATTAGTATGAGCTGCTTGATACTCATACATAGCGGCCCCTCGTTTTTTCTCCTCAGATTTAGGCACAAATACGCATTCTTTAATTTCCCAGATATTGTTCTTGTGTCGTACATAATGCTCATGATCCAGAATGTCGTGTTGATGGCTACGAAGACACCCTTGTATAGCCTCGGCAGTATCTCGCGTCCTACAAGTAATTCCTGCTAGCTCATAAGCATTTGGAGCGTCATCATAATGAGGCTTCTTCGGTTCCGGTAAAAGCTCAGGAAGTAACGGAATCCCTTGTTCGGCACAAGCAAGATCGACAAGTCGATTAATGTCATCTTGGTCAAGTTTGATGATCTCGTCATGAGCCATCTCAGTTATTTTTTTCATTCTTTTTCTCTCTAAAAGAGGATGCGCCGCTCCTTACGAAGGGCGCAGACCTCAGGGTTTATTTATTCTTCCAGGATTTTTGACTATTCGAAGTCTTCAGGTTCGTTGATACCTTCGTCTTCGTCCTCGCCTTCCTCGACTTGAGAAGCGACGAGCTCCTCGACATCCAGATCGGCCAGGGCAGCTTCGACTTCTTCTTTAGACATACCAGAGAACAATTTAGCCAGTTTATCTTTGGTAGACAATTTAGACCTGTTCCCACCAGTAAGTTTCCAGGCGGCCGCAGCGGCTGTGACTTCCTCTTCTGAGTTCTTCACTAGGCCGGTCTCATTGTCTTCGGCTGCGAGCTGACCACGAACGAATGCTTGGAATTTAATAATTAGCTGGGCGTTAAAAGTATCAAAGACCACTTTCTCCCCAAAGATTTCTTCCGCTTCTTTAATGCTTTCCGGAACCATTAGAGGCACTTTGATACTTCTCTCCTTCTCACCTTTTTTAGCATTCGCAACAACTTCGATGATTTGTTCTTTCATTTGTAATCTCCGTAAAGAGTTTAGATGCCTCTCAATTAAGAAAACAAAGGAGCGATTTTGAGAGGGCTTACTTTAGGTGCTCCTTTGTAGGGAAAGGATCCCTTATAAGAGCGATTATATAGTAGATAGGATTCGAACCCGCACCTCGTCAAGCTGGATGGCTAGAGCGGCTAGCTTCCCTTACGACATCGTATGTCAGCCAGGCATTATTTTTCGCTTAGAATTTCGAACCTAGGGAGCAAATTAGGTTCTACTAAGCGCTTCTGCCACTACTATAATAATCGCCCTTATGAGAGATCCTCCTTTAAAAGTTTCTGTAAGGCTACAATTCCAGATACGATCTTTTGAGCTCGCTCTTGATTTTCTAATTTGCCCTCTACATCCTTAAGTCTTTCTCTAAGATATAAGATCTCAGCTTCTAGCGGATCGGTATATTTCTTTATATTGTAAGCCCGGGCAAGTTTGTGTACAAGCATTTTATCTATCATTCGTATGTCTGCTATCGCTGTACAATACTCAATAGAAGGCGTCCTTACTTGTGCGGCGCGTTTAAAAGCCAAGTGAGTTAGTAGCCTTACAGAGTTTTGTAGACGAGTCCAATAATCTATGGCGTAGTCTTGTTTGTCTTCCATATCTAAGCTCCCAAATTAATAAGTTTAACTCTCTGTGGAGAGTTCTCGAATGTAACCTCTGGAAGCATTTGCTTAGGAAGCTCCCAGCAATTCTCCGGAGTCGTGAAACTTTCAAAGATTCCAGTCTTTTTAAGAAGTGTAGGTTTTCGCCTATGGATGTATAAGTATCCATCTCTATCGCGAGCTATCCAGAGAGCCATCTTCTGCTCCTTTTTCTATGATTAAAGATTTTCCAAAGTTGGTTATTAGGAGATATGTTTTTCCGGGGCGTGCATACAATTTGCCCTGGATGAAAGTTTTTAATCTCTCTGCATAATATGCCCAAGGCTTTACTTTTTTCCCGCGTATGTCTTCACTTGGAATAGGATAAAACCAATCCATAAGAAGAAAAGTTACTGGTTTGGCGCCCGAAAATAAAAAGCCTTCTGGATATTTGTCTGGTAGTTCAAATATACGACAAAAATTAGTGTCATTGGACACGTAAGACTCAGTTTTGTTTTTCATTTAGATACTCCTTCGATGTGTAGATTGTGTATGTCAGTCTTTTCTATGCGCCTTTGTTGCGGGAAGAGCCACATTACATAGCCGTTTTCGATTAACCAAATTAAGGCTTCCGCCCTGCCTTCGGCCTCTGTATCTTTGTAAAATAAAGGCGCTTTACTTTCCCATTTAGGAAGATAATAATCATCCAGTAGCCGCCAATAAATTTTTCCATTATCTACATTCCTCACTACAGTATAAGGTTGTAATAGAACGCCGAGTTCGGCGACTGTCAGTGCCGGATAAAAAGACTCCGGATAATCATAAAGTGCAATTACGTCTTCCGCTTCTAGATAGGCTAATTTTGGAGTTTCAAAATTAAAACACTCCCAATGAAAAGTTGTATCTAGCGTAACTCCAAGCTCAGTTAGTTTTCTTGCCTGATCAAACGAGCAAACTTGATCTTCTAATTTCATTTTATCTCTCCATTACAATTTTTACATTCAGGATTCATACATTGCCCGGTAACTTGATGAATCGTTTTTCTATTACAGATATCGCATACTTCAGAATATTCACCGGCTTGCTCTTCTGGTGTACATTTTCTCGCTTTAACTAATTCAGAATAAACTTCTGCCTGAACCTTTCCAGACGATCTCGCTATTCTATACGAATCCGACCAACATTTCTCACATGATGACATAAGACTCCTATTCTTCCCACTTACAACTATTACAATTAAAAAGAATCTTCGTACGCAAAACTCGAACAGGGCTTGTTCTTGTCACATAGAGGACCTGGATGTGTCCTTCGAGCGTTCGAACAAGATAGCAACTATAATCCGGGCTTTGCGCAATGAAGTATACGTTTGTGAATTCATTCGAGCTTCGAATCGCCTGTTCTGACAGGGCAGTCGAGCCTAGCTGTGTCGTGCAGCCCAGGAGAAGCGAACAGCAAAGCGAAAATAGAAGCTTTTTCATCTCTTTTCTCGCTTTTCTTTCTTAGGCGTCATTACTGAGATGCCTACATAGCAGCCAAATGCCCAGATGGCAACAAGAGTAAAGCCCAGAGCTTCAAGAATTCTTTTTAGTGTTTTCATTTTGTTTCCTTATCAAAAATCCCATTGCCAAGTATGTTCATAACCACAACGAGGACAAACTAGAGTGCCATAAGAACACTGCTCGTTTGTTATAGTGAATAGACTATTTAAGCTCTTATGCCCAAATAGATAGCATAATAATTTATGCCAGCGAGTTACTTTCATTCTTCCTCCTCATCATCATCTACTCTCCCTCCCGATGGATAAGGAAACAAATCCCCAAAATCATCCTGATCTGCAGCTTGTTCACTTCGGATAAAATCTAAGGCGTTTACATTATCTGGAAGTGTTGTATCTTCTTCCGCCTGTCGAAGGGCATCTAAATTATCTACGGAGATATACTCCTCCCCAACAGGAGCTCCAGACTTGAATTCACGAAGCTTCGCTATTGCGGCCTCTTCCGAGATTGGCTTTAACGTACCGTCTTGGATACGCGAAATAATCAGAGAGTCGATAATGAGCTGGAAAGCCCATTGAAAAGATCGGCCAGCCGGATCTCGACCCATCTTTCGACAGTATTCTAGGACCTGCCAGACCTGAGCCTTCGTTGGGCGGATCCTTACCGTCGTCCGATAGTCGGCAATCTTGCCGGCGTTTATTTGTGCTTGCGATTTTACAGGCAAGCCGACAGAAGCTTGTTCTTTTCGATATTCTGAAGCATTCCGTTGCTTCATGTATTCGAGTTTTTTCTCAGACATCTTTTATGCTCCTTTTTTCTCCCCAGCCAACCAACCGGGAGGACCCTAGACACAAACTCCAAGACCCTCCACAGCTAGCCCTCTTTGGGAGAGAGTTTTTTGTTATCGAGGTGTGATCTTTTGAATTACCCACTTTTCAGCTTTTAGCTCGTCACCCTTCGGAATTCCTTCTGTTCGATATACTTGAACAATCGCGATTCCAAGAGGATTGAATTTCCCACCTGACTCTACAGCCACGATATCTCCGGGTTCGAGATCTATGTCTGTGAAGAAGCTATAAAGAACTGGCCTTGCTGGTGAGTAGATACATTGGACTACTTTCATTTTGTTTTCCTCGTTAAAAGGGTAAATCGTCGTTGCCTACCTGAAGAGAGTAAGGGATTCGAACCCTTGGGCCAAAAGGCCACCGGTTTTCAAGCCCGGCGCATTAAACCACTCTGCCAACTCTCCAATTAGTATCCTAATGAATACCAGAAGAAGGATAAGCTTACTAACAGTGTCCACATAGCCACGAGCGCTCTTAACTATGAGTTTCTATGCTTCGTTGCTGTTTCAGCTTATCCTTCCCTTGCTAGTCGTTAGGGTCTTCGCCTATAAATTCTAGTCGCCAGTCTCGCATAAGCCAATTGATACGGCTAGTCTCAAAAGCTTTGTACATCTGCTCAAAACCTTCGTCTATAGCATATCTTATCTCATCACTAAGAACTAGCCCTGGAACAGCCCAACGTTTAGTCACCACGCCTCTAGATTTAGAGTTAATTGCCGCATTAATATGCTGGTCAAGCCGCTGAGCACTCTCGTCTAGCATACCTTCGTATTCTTTATCTATCCATTGACGCGTGGGCCAATTTGTAACTATAGGTATGCCTTCTCTTGTAAGGCGGTCAAAAAAGCGAGAACTGTGATCCTTTAACGTAGATTCGTAATCAATTGCTACCTGGCTATCCCCATCCTCACCAGCCGGATCAACACCAGCCCAAAATTTCTCTGGGCGTTCAAGGTGTCTTCTCAAGTCAGCCTCTGGTATTTTAGGCCATCCGGCCATCTCACGCTGGCGTACTTTAGAGAATTGCCTCTCCTGCAACGTTAATACATAATCTAAAAAAGTTGCTTCCGGCTTTCGAGTTTCTTTCAAAGGAACATCGCCCATTGTTTGGGCAATATAAGATGGGTCATTTACAAGGTCGTCTCGACGTTGGAATTCATCGCGGGTAATTTCTCTCCAAGGGACCTCATCGGTATCGTCTGGGTCTAATATACAAGCTGCGGGCAGTTCTCCAGATGTTACTAACAGACAGTTTTCTGAACAGCATGTACATGCCCAATATTTAGGTTTGTTCATTTTTTCTCCTTTGGAATCTCTTTTTTCCAGTTCTTTCGCAACCTAGAAGATATTTTGCAGACAGTCCCTAAGGCTATGATTTCTTCTGGGTAAAGGGCATCAGTGTCGAGCTTTTCGATAGCTTCAACGATAAAGGAAACTACACCCTTCGCGCGATTTCTCATATGCGCTCGAATAGAGTTGCTATGTAAGGTTCTTTTCATTTTGTCTCCAATCTGATTGGGTTTTCTGGATCCCAAGTTTCTACTGACCAGCGACGAATCCATTTTTCGTATTCTGGGCGGATATCTTTGAGAATTATGTGGAGGATCTCAGTCTTAGGGCCTGTTTCGGAGGCAATCGCCGGCCCGGTATAAGAGAAATACTTGCCGCTTATCCGAGATAGATATTTTATGTCTACCGACACGAGCTCATCAGTGTCGGCATCAATACCAGAAAGCATGGTAGGTGCCTTTTGGTGCTTTAGGTAGCCTGTTGCGGCCTGAACCCACCAGTTTTTTAGGTGGATTAGTTTTACGTCTGGCTGTACTGATAGGCTATCATAATTAGATGGAATTTTCCAATCTAGGCCATACTCACGCTCAGCGCGATATCTCATATCGCCAATATTGATAGAATCCACTCTACATATAAAGGCGCGCTCAGTTCCTTCAAGCATAGGCCTAAATATGCGAACTATCTCGCTAGGTGCCTTTTTTTGGTCTTCTGGATGAATTTCCCAGCCAAAATCTTTTAATGAGGCTAAAGATTCTTGGTGTACTATGCCTATCACATAACCATAAGACAGTTCAATAATAGGCAGGCAAAATACTACTGTTTTCATTTTGTCCTCTCCCAAGATAAGATTTTTAGTTCGGGCCTTTCCAACCGTGGCGATTAGCCCAATCTGCTAGGGCAGCTTCTGAGAAAATGTCCTCTGGCTTCTGATCGATGCAATAGTCTTGTACGTGTGCGGTATTATAGAGCTCTTCTAACTCAAGTTCACACCAGCAAAAATCTATAATATCATCCCTAGAATATACATCTCCTACACCCCAATTTTCAGCCACGTAGGTACAGACTTCTTCTGAGTCGAATTCACTTAGATCAACATCGACCGTTACGGTCTTTTCTATTTCAATAGACATAGATTTCCTCCCAAGCATCAACGATCTCCCAACCAGGAACGGGAGCGAGTTTCAAAAATGGGCCCTTTCGCTTTCCAAACATCTGAATGGGCAATGAACGGCAGGTCTTTACAATGTTCATACGTTCTGCCTGAACGTATTTTGGGGTGTTCTTGGGCATGCGAAAATAGGCATACTTTGGACATTCGGGCCGAGTGAAATTTATAAAGGCGCCTTTTATAAGTGCGCGTCTGCCAGTTTCTTTATGGCGAATTACTATTGACATTTTTTCTCCTTCTTTTAATAGACCTTAATTCAACGTTATTCATGAGTGCTCTCCAAGTGCAAAAGGTTTATAATTTTCTTGTCTCGAAGACCATATCCGCGGGGGCCTTGGCTCCGAATGTAGCCTTCACAGCATCTTTCCAGCTCCTTGCTGCGGCTTCTGCTTCTTCTAGATTCGCTACTAGGCCAGTGCGATCGAAACGAGAGTCGCTTTCGGATTTTAGCGTCCAGACTAAGCTGTTAGGTGTTTCTTCTTTCTTAGGAGCACTTTTTGCTTCCGTGGGTTTAGTTTTTTCTGCCACTTGTTTTCTCCATAGAGAGGTTAAGGAATCGGTAGTTTGAAAATAACCACCAAACAAGACACTATTTTGAGGAGTGTCCTGCGTGCTGATTACTTACAATTACCTAATAAAAGAGCACCTACCGCCCGACTAGGCCTTTAGAAAGGCTAGGGCGAGGAATCAAAAGGCCGAAGGTATCGGGTGTGTAGGTGCTCATCGTTCTTAGTTATCTTTCTTGTGTTCTTCCTCGTTAAGTCTGTGGAACTCATAATCATATGCCGAGATATGACCTCGCTTTCGAAGCTCTCGATTCAGTTCTAAGCGCATATAGTCAGCTTTCTTTAGGCGGCGTAGAAGATAGACTACCCATTGAATAAGAAACATAATGATAATGCCAAGTAGAACTATAACGAGCTTCTCCATCTTAAGCCTCCGCGTAGAGTTTATTATCTAAATAGAGAGCATACTTTCGATATATGCTCGTTTCGGCCGTGACATTGAAAGGATGATGCAAATATTCCTCGGCGCCTAGAAAAATAGGCTCTATCTCGGAGAATTTTCTCATCGTGGACGGCGTAAGGCCACTCGCTTTTAGCCAATTAGTCAGGCTTATAATACAAGCGTGTTTCTTTTTATACAGCTTTTCATATACACGACCGAGTTCGAATGTGTATAGAACCGTCCAGAGTAGGTGCTCCTTGGATTTACGAACCCATAAAGACATTGGATACAATCTATGGGCAGTCGTTTTGTAGAACTCACCGTTTGATTTGATAAGCCGCGGCATATCGAAGACGTCTGCTGCGATCGCGATCATCTGCGTGGCTTTTACAATTTGCTTTCGGGCCCTCTTTGGAGATCGTTGAAAGAAATAGACTGCCGATTCATGAAAGTCTTGGCAAAATATGAATAGGTTCATCGTGTCTCCTTTCTAATTTCTATGTTCGCAATTGCCAAGGCATAACGAGTGGATAGTAACTGATTAACGCTAGCCGACCATAAAGAATATAAGGAACTTTGTTCTTCGCAAGAGTTAAGAACCAACCCCTCAGGGTCTTTCCAGAGCCCGGGGCAAAATTTAACACACGACTTGTAATGAGGTTTAATCCATTCTGATTTCTCTACGATTCTCCCTTCTTGGCGTTCCACAGTATAATGGCAAAAATAGCAATCGTTGATTACGTCAGATGACGAGGGCTTAGGCCTGTAGGGTGTCTCATTCGCAATCCTTTTCCAGTATTTCCTATGTTTGCGTATAGCTTCGCGTTTTGTCCTTGTGAGCTTTTTCATCGCGCCTCCTTTCGATATTCTAAGTTTGCGATCTTTTTGGCTAGTTTTTGCCTGTCGTCAGGAAAGCAACTATCTCGCCAAAGACCGTAATATGACTCTTCACAAGGGGCCGCCCAATACGTTCGTTCACTTTTAATCGGCCATATCGCAGGGCAGTGTTTACGACATATGTCGTCTTGTAACTTACCAGCCTTGTCTACTACATACTGACAGAGATAGCAATTGTTCCTTACGCCCTTCAACCAAGGCTTTCTATCATGCCCAGTCTCCGCAAGCTCTCGCCACATCTTTTGATGCAATCGAAAGGCAACCTCCGATTGAAGTTGCTTCCTTCTTGCTTTCATCGCTCGTAGTATTCGATTTGCGGCGCGGAGTCTTTTTATACGAAGGCTCGCTGGGTTTACCAGTATCTTATACTCGTTAAAGTCGTCATCCTTACAAGGCCCACAGGCGATGCCCACGCAACAACGCTCACAATCTACCCCAATAGTACCGTTCCAAAACATTGCGCATAAATAACAGTTCCAAATCCGTATTGCTACCTCAGGATCTATAAGCTCCTTAATTGTTTGAATATCATACTCCTCTAGCTCATTAAGAGTAGCCTCGTCCATTGCCTGGAGTTCTGTAATCAGGGGCGTCCAAAGAGCAATAGACCTATTCAACGCTTCAAGTTCGACTTCCTTACTTATTTCTGTCATTTTGTCTCCTTATACATAATCCCTGACAGGCAACCCTGCCTTGATTCGTTTCTTTCGCGGCTGCATATCGATGAAGTGACTTCGTCCTGCTTCCTGCTCTCTATAGTGCAGGTAGCAAAGGCTCACTGTGGGTTTTTTTTCCACAAGACGCTGTTTCAGGCGCTTCGAACAATCTCGATGCGCGCAAGTCTTTGTGGATAGATCTATATGTTTGTGTTTTTTAGTCATCTTTTTTCTCCCTTCGAATCTCAATGTTTGCTACTTCTAAAGCGTAGTCTTTTGCCTTATCCGAGGAGCAAAAGGCCCATAAATAATATGAAGAGCCAAAACATACACATTTGCTAAGTATACGACCAGCAGCATCTTTCCAAAGTCCGGGACAGAAACGTTTGCAGTCTATGCGTCTTGGATAATATAGCCAACCGTTATCCAATATAACCCGACCTTCTCGACGCTCCACAGTATAGTGACAAAAATAACAGTTATTTATCACACCGCTAAGTTCCAGCTTCGCAGCAAGCGAGTCTTTTGCAATCCGCTTCCAGAGCTTTCGATGCTCTTGTACGGTCTCGGCTTTTGTTCTTGTAAGTTTTTTCATCTTTTTTTTTTCTCCCAAAGAAAAAGTTTTTACGAAAAAGAGGCAACAAAGAAAAGCCTCTCAGGCCGCACAATTTTTGTGCAACCTGAGAGAGTCTCCTTAGAGAGCTCTCATTGGGGATTTTATAGGGTCTTTGTTAGATTTCCTAGAGCTACGCGAGCGCTTATTAGGTTATCTGAAAGTGCCTCAAGACGGCCAAATAATTCATAGTAATCACAGTCGGTTGCCTCGATATGAAATAACTTATTAGCTTCTACGACTTTATCAAAGAACTTTTGTACCTTGTCCAGGCTATCTTTCCATTCTTTAGTGTTTCTGGTTTCTTCAGTAGGCATGTTATTTTCCTCCTTTATTGGATTAGTGGCTAGCCGTCAACTTGATTATCAACGTCAACCTTGTACCATCGCGTGTTGGATTTCACCAGCATTTCGATTAGGTTTAAGTTTCGGACTAGTTTTGAGTGTATGAGACGCGTACGAAGGATGTTTCCTTCAGAGTCTCGAAGGTCGAAGAGTAGTTTCATTTTTGGGTCTCCTGCTTTTGAAGCTCCGATCGCCGCTTTTTCATAGATCGAAGCATACGATTCGCAGCACGAAGTTTTTTGATTCTTGAGTTGCCATACTTAGTTAGTTCTGTGAATTGATTGTCTTCGTCTATATTACACTCACCACAATCGGCGGAGATGCAGCAAGCATTACAGTTTACGTCTGTAGGATCGCTATCGAAGTCATAAGCGACAGTAAAAAACTCGCATAGGTAACAACGCCAGGCACAATTCCGAATGCCTAGATCTATGGTTTCTTTTAAGCGAGTTAAATCGTGTTCGTCAAGCCCTTCTATCTCTGTAGTTTGCAAGGCTGATAAGCGCTCTACTAAGACTGTCCATAAAACTACAGACTTTTCTAATGCTTCGAGTTCGGTCATTTTCTTTCTCCTAGGACAGAATCAATCCAGGCCATGCAATCGTTCCAGTGATAAATCATCAAGGTTGCTGGGAATAGATAGCGGTCATCGTATCCGAGACGCTTGATGGATACTTTTACTGCCTCAGGATCAGGTAGTCTATACGATCCTTTTTCTTCGTCGAAGGAGGCTTCACGGATCGCCGCGGCCTCCCTGAGGACTTGTGCAAGAAGTTTCATTTTTTGTCTCCCAAAGATAAATTAAGGATAGTTATTCCAGATGTGTTTGATATCTATGCCACCAACCCAAGTAGTAGAAAAACGTTGCGCTTTCTTATCCCACATAGCTAAGATTTCCTCTTTGCTGTTGGTAGTGATAACACAGGTAAAATCTTTTGGCGGGCATAGTCTATTCTTTGTCTTAGATAAGCCTAACTGCCCGTCTCGAGTAATAAATACATCATTGACTTCAAAGTCAGGTTCTATTAGTCTCCAGGGCTTATCATAAAGGCCAGCTTCGCGTCCGGCTGCCGTATGATGTATGAAAAGAGCTTTCATGATGTCTCCCAAAGATATTTCTTAAGTCTCTATGAAGCAAAACAAATCGTATGAGCGAGACTTTGAAATCATACGATTTGCTAAGCTGCATAAATGCGAAAAGCCCACACGTCTTTCAGTGTAGGCCTTTGCAGGTTGCGGGAAAAACCAAAGGTTTTAGTCGAAAAGCTCGTCCAGATCGGTTTCTTGGTCGGCGAGTTGGGTTTCCAGGGCGGCACGTTTGTCAACCAAAGCTGTAAGTTGGGCTTTGGCTTGCTTCTTGTCGTCGGCTGTGACGTACTTGCCAGCTTTTGCAGCTTGTACGATTTTTCCTTGTGCTGCGATGCATTCGGCGAGTTGGGCTTCCAGGGTTTTTGGCTTTGTTACCTTGCCTTCCCAGCACCAGGAAATCATGTACTCTCGGACTTTCGAGAGTTTTTCCGGATCGGATCCGATTTGCGCGGCGTAGGCTGTGTAGTTTTCACGAATCGCTTTGTTGGGTTCGCCAAAAACGTCCTGCATATAGCCACGAAGTGCGTCGGCTCCCTTGATCCGGATCGAATGATCCACAAGGGTTCGCAAGGATTCTGAGCCTTTGGTCCAGGCGTGAAAGACGTCTGGTTTTTGGGCCGACATGTCGATCTGATACTTGAATGCTTTGCATACATCTATCTTGATGTAGCAATCTTCTGTCCTTGCATCCCGTGGTACATCCGAAGACGTCGCGGGATATGTTGCAAGATGGGTACTTTCTTCAGTCATGATTTTTCTCCCAAAAAGATATTAGATAGGCAATCGTAAGATTGCATTTCAATGAACAAGATACAGACAGGGATCACGGCATGATTTTGATAAGGTGTCTTGTATGATGTGATCCCCGTCTGGAGTCATGTATATATGTTGCAATGTGGGTGCCAAAGGACAAAAACGGACACATTTTTTCGTAATGCGTTGAAATGCTTGAGTTTTTTGGGCGTTTTTTCCAAGGTAATGCATAAGGTGTGCCAATGGGAGAAATGGCATATTTTGCCTGTTTTGGCGGCAATAAATGCCCATTTGGGAAGAATCTGCCGGGCCTGCTTGGAATGCATATTTTGAACCATTGGGTCTTTGGTTCCCTGGTTCAAGGGCTCATGTGTTCATGCTGGGGGTCCCATATGTTCACCGGGCGTAGGTGTTTGAAATTATGGGGTTTTTTGTGAAAAAGCGTGTTTTTGGGGTGTCCAAATGTTCACTTTTCTAATATGGCATGGGACTTGCATAAATGCATATGTTTGATATGTATGGGGTTTCTATATGTTCTTATATATTTTTTTTTATTCAAATATGATTTGCGATGTTGAAACATTTTTTGATCTAGGGGCACCCCTGGCATGATCACATGAGCCCTTGAACCGGAGACCCGATTGGATCAGGCCATTTATTTCTCCCATCTTGCCCAAAAGTGGCACGGAAATTGCAACATATACATATACCGTGCCATTTTCCGCGCGCAAGATACACCTTTTTTCCACATCATACAAAACACAAAATACAAAATCATGCCCGAACGTGGCCCAACACTTGCACCCATGCACACCGTGTGCCAAACTCAAAGGAACAAACATTCACCCAACTATGAACACTTGTACCCCCCTTTTCAGTGCGCGGGTCCAAGTATCTTAGACCATATTTCTAACTACCAAAAATTTCCACTCTGAAAAATAATGAATTTCAAAGAAGGATTCAGAAAACACCTCTCTCGGGGGCTCCAGCCCCAAACAAGAGGCGCCTTAGACAAACTGAAACAGCCCCCGGGCTTCGAGACTCTCTCTGTGTGCTCTCCCACAGATACTCACATGAGTCTCGAAGCCTTGGGATCCTTGTCCTTCTTCGATTCCCGAACTGAGACAAATCGACCAATGGATGGGCAACATGAGTGATATTCAACAAATGGAAGTCGGGGAGCCTTTTGCTGTAGGGCCTTTTGAGTTGTTGCCAGACACGCTGATGATTTTGTCTGGTGCAGTGTTTCGAGATATGCTTCCCGCGGTTTCTCATGGTGCTAAGCGGGGCCGAAAGCCTAGACCGAATCCAGGGTATGCAAATAGTATATACCTGTCGCGAGAAGAGGTAGATAATAATCCTGTGATGGCTCTGAGCCCTATGGAATATAGGACGCTTCGATTGCATATGCAAGGCTGGAAGACTCGAGAGCTTGCTGAGTTTTTCCATGTGACTGAGGTGGCGATTAATCTGAGGCTTCGTCAGCATAGGGTCCGCGCAGCAAAGGCATATCTAATGGAAAGTCTTGATGAAGACATTTCGTCACTTATGGGCTCTGCCTTAGAGGCCTATCGAGACGGTATTCGAAAGCATGTAGATTTGGATACTCGAATAAAGACTGCCGACCGGATCTTTCGACTGAATGGAAAAGGCCTTGCGAAGCGAGAAGATAAGCCTAAGGAAGGTGATATGAGTGCTGCTCAATTTATGAGCTCGCTTTTAAAAAACATCGATGCTAAGATAAATATAAATGTCGGAAACTCAGATTCTAGGGATATTACCTCAGATTCAGAAACAAAATCACTGGACGGGCACCTCAGAGGGTCTGGCTATGCAACAGACGTTGAGGATTGCGAATAAGAAGGCAGAAGACGTTGATTTTATTCTGAACTCGGCACAGTATTCATTAGACACAAAAATACAACTTATAAGGAGAGCGGGATGGCCAATCAGGCTTTGGGTCCCGAAGGCTCGTCAGGAAGGTGTTTCGGCGTATGTCCTTGGGAGGTTTACTGTCAAGGCTGTAGCTATGAGGAATCGAAATGTAAGGATAGTTGCGCATACTACAATTGCTACTCAGAGGATGCTTGCTCGGGTCAAGTACTACCTTGCTCATATGAAGGGGCCGAGTCCAGAGTTGCATTACAATACGAAGAACGAATTGACCTTCCCAGACACGGACTCCTCGATCTCTATCTACACTGCTGGTTCTCCGGAGGCTGCCCGTAGTGACATGATCACAGATCTACATTGTTCTGAAGTAGCCTTCTGGGATGATCCAAAGCCGATGACTGCGGCTCTTTTTCAGACGGTCCCTGCGAATGGCGAGATCTTTTGTGAGTCTACTGGGAATGGTGCAATGACTTGGTATCATAGAAGCTGCTTGAGGGCACAGGAAATGACCTATGATGCACAGCTTCATTTTCTACCGTGGCATGAATTTGAGGAATATACAATTCCTTATGATCCTAAGGTTCATGGTACGATAGAAGTCTCACTCGAGTTTGAAGAGCCGGAACTTCTTATGAAGTTTCCAAAGCTAACGCCGGGTCAGGTACTTTGGAGACGGATGAAAATTCGTCAGATGGATATGGATATTGAGCTATTTAAGCAGGAATATCCTATGACCCTGAGTGAGTGCTTTATGGCTATGAGAGATTCATTTTTCCATAAAGTGGCTTTCTTTCAAACAAATCGGTGGCGAGAAGTTGATAAGACTCTGTGGATTCTTGATGGCTATCCTAGATCGGATATGCACTACACAATTGGTGTCGATGTTGGTGCCGGTGTTGATAAAGACGCTAGTGTGATACAGGTACTTTGTTATGAGACGGGCGAACAGGTTGCCGAGTATAAAAGTAAGACGATCGCCCCGGATGCGCTGGCAGTAGAAATCGAA